ATTTTAACAAATGGCGACCTCACAAAAAGGCGGTCCGGCCAAAGGTTAGAAAATCCGCAACATTCAAAGCCTATGAATGGACCGATGCACAGCTTTTGGCGGCACTTGATCTTGCGGATGCGGGCATGTCCCGCGCGGAGACGGCGATATTGCTTTCGATGGCGCACGACAGGCCGTTTACGCGCATGTCGGTCACTGGCGCATTGCACCGGATCAAGACCGAAACCGACGCAATGCCGTGCATGTGCGAAAGGCCGGAAAACCGCGATGGCGGAATGCCTGAAGGGTGGTGGCGCAAATGACCATGTTGCCCGGATGGCCCTGCGCAGTTTGTAGCCGCGCGTCGAATAGCATTTCAATTAAAATACCAGACAGACCAGTGGCGCAATTTTGCTGCATTGACTGCGCGAGGATTTACATGACCAAAACACCCGTGAAACCAGATGAGGCAACCGCATCCGTGATCGGCGGCAATGAAGGCGGCGCATACCTCGATCAGATCGGCGTGTTCGATCTGCGCCAGCTATCACCGGATCAGTGGAAGGTGTTTTGCGGAAAAATATTTCAAGGCACCTGCGATGAATTGCGGCGGCGTGCAAATGACGAAATTCCATTTTGATATGGATGGATCAAAAATGTCTCCATCACCATATCACACCGTCGCAGCAAACCTGCGCGATAACGGCTTTCACGCCATGCCGGTGCGGCCGGGATTCAAGGTTCCCGGTGACTACCACGGGCAATGGGGCAACCTGTCCGGCTGGGCGAAATACTGCGATGCCATGCCCCCGGAGTTCCTGCACGAGAAATGGGAAGATTGGCCCGACGCAGGCGTCTGCGTGGCGCACGGCAAAGCCATCGGGCTTGATCTGGACACAGACCGCAAAGACGTGGCTAAAGCCCTGTCCGACGCGGTGGCGCTGTCACACGTGCGGCGCAGGGGTCAGAAGGGGTGGATGGGGTACTATCGACCCGGCAGTGGTCTGGACGGGCTAACAGCGCGCGTGCGGTGGTATGATCCTGAAGTTTTCACGACAGGTCAAGACGGAACGCGGCACTACTCCCCGGTTGTGGAATTGCTTTTGCACGGAACGCAGTCGGTTTTGCCGCCGTCGATTCATCCCGACACGCTCAAGCCCTACGAATGGTTGACGCCTGACACGCTGGAAAACTGCGACATATCCGAACTGCCTGAATTTGTGGGGCAGGACCTTGATGCGATGGATCGGGAATTAAAAAAGATCGGGCTACAAAGGCAGACGCCGAGGAAGGTCCATAATTCAGAATATGAAAGATCGGCCGCATCGGATCACGATCTTGAAAAACCGTTCGGACGATCCTTGAATGATCGGGCAATGGAACCGCAAGCACTGGATCAATGGTGGCCAGCGCTGGATATGCCCAAATCACGGCAACGCGGACCGGGCGCATGGGAGGCGGTACCGTACTGGCGAGGGTCGGGGTCTGGTCGATCCATTCAGGAGCGCAACCCAAATCTGAAGGCAACACCGGGCGGGATTGTGGATTTTGGGGCGGATCGTTCGTACACGCCTGCCGATGTGGTGATGTGCGCACGGGATTGCAGCTTTGAGGCGGCTGCGGAGTGGCTGGGGCAATACATCAGGGATGAGAAGGGTTCGGAGGTCGAATATCCAGAACTGAATGCGGGCCGTAAGGACGTGACGCATGAAAAGATGCCGCCGGAAAATCCGAAGCCCGCCCCAATACGCGACAATTGGCTGGCGACACCCGTATTCAGCGGCACGCGCTCTTTCGACAAGATCAAGCCTGCATTGGTGCCGACGAAAGAGGAATATGAGGCGATGATACCAGCGGACCCCGGAGAATTCCCGATCAAGGACTTTGCCGCAAATTGCCCCGGTCTATTGGGTGAGCTGGCGACCTTTCTGGACAATGCCAGCGCCACAGCCACAGAGGCGGGCGGTCTTGCTGTGGCGCTGCCGATATTGGGTGCGATCATGGGTAAGGCATACCAAACCCCAACGCGGCTGCGCACGAACATCTACAGTGTTGCCATAGGTGGATCAGGTACGGGCAAGACCAGCCTTGTCAGTCCTGCAAAAGAAGTTATGCGACTATCGAAGGTCGACGGGCTAATCGGGCAGGATCGCATTGCGTCGGGGTCAGGTCTGATCAAGATGCTTTCCGGCGGATCTGCCCGCGTCTGTTTTCTGGACGAATTCGGTCACATGCTACAACAGGTCGGCGGGCCAGGTTCCGGCGCACACGCGAAACAGATAATCACCGAATTCACACAGCTCTACAGCGCGGCGAACACGCTATTCACAGGCACGGCCTACGCCACACAGGATAGCCAGCAGATCGACTGCCCGCATCTGTGCCTGTTCGGCATGGCGACACCAGATCAATTCTGGTCTGCGTTCGGATCGTCGTCGCTAGAAGACGGGTCAATCGCGCGTTATCTCGTTTTCCCGATAGGCAAAGCTGCGCCAAAGGAGCCTGACGTATCGTTTCAGGAAATTCTTGTGGAGCGGATGGAACACCTTATGGCTGCGATTGCGCGCAAGATCAGCGGAAATATGGGCATACCCGACATATGCACAGCAAAGATCGATGATAGCGCAGAGGGGGCTCGCCAGAGGCTCATATCCACCATGTCGGGATGCGCAGAGTACGCCGAGCGCGAAGGCGTGAAGGGCGGGCCTGCGATCCTGCGACGAGTGGCAGAAAACGCGATCAAGATAGCCCTGATCAGCGCCGTGGGGCGCGATCCTGATAGTCCGGTGATCAATGACCATGATTTCGCCATAGGACACGCATTGGCCCGCTGGAGCGCCGGTGTGATGATCTCAAATATTGCCAGCCACATATCGGACAACCAGCACGAAAAAGACATGAACGCGGTCGAGAGATTTGTTGTCGCTGGATGCGATGGCGGGCGCAGATGGTCTGACATGCTCAAAAGGTTCCGGTCGATCAAGGCCCGCGACATGAAGGAGATCACCGAAACGCTGGAAAAAGAAGGCACCATCGCCATGAGAATGATCGCACGCGAACACGGCGGAGGAACGCCTCAGAAAGTGCTTTTTGGGTCAGAATATGTTCCCGAATAGGGGCTTCACAGTTCGTCGACAGTTCGTAATCAGGACCACAGTTCGTAACGAATTGTGGTCCTTTTTTGCACAATTCGTAGCACAGTTCGTCGTATTGTGGGGTTCCCATTACGAACTGTCGAATTGAGCTAAGTGTCTTTATTACATATATATTTTTTTTTATTTAACCCACAATTGCACAGTTCGTATGCGAGGTTGTCTTTTCAGTGAATCAAGTAAAAAAGAAACTCGCCTACGAACTGTGCAATTGTGGACCTGTTGACCCATCACGACGGATTGCGGTATGTATGAACCCGCCAAGACCCGGCCCGCCAGAATGGCAGGTCACATGACAAAATACAGCGAACTCAAGATCGGGGATGCCGTGCCGCACAAGCCAGTGCGAGGCATCATTTCCGCACGTCGCTCGATGCGCGGCGGGTCGCCTTGCTCCGTCTGGCATCCGTTGCGTGTGATCCCCGGAAAAGAAGCCGCTGCAATCGCATCCTTGAGGCTGGGCGGGGTCTACGCCTTCTGCCCGATGGATGACCGCGTACGGGTCAGGAATGGCAAGCGCATCGAATACCAGGTGCCGACCGTAAGCCAGATCATTTATGCGAAATTCAGATATCAGCCTCAGTGGGATGTGATGCGGATGCGCCGGATCATCACGGGCGTGATGTGCGTCGGGGAAAGGCCCGTGATCTTACCGGCTGATACGATCAGGATATTGCAGGGATTGCCGACCCGCGCAGAACAGATTGCAAAAGCAAAAGAAGAATTGATGCGGGTCAACGCTGGCGACGAAGTTGAGTTGATCAACGGCCCGATGGCGGGGTTCAGGGTTCAAGTTACGGGATCGAAAGATGGATTGGTATGGTGGAACATGATCGCCAGCAATGGAATGCCGGTCGCCGGTGAATCTTCACGCGACGGAGTGACAAAACTAGATGTTGCGTGATGGCGCAAGATGTGGTTATTACTTGGATCAAGCGCGTAGCGAACGTCCGACAAGTGAGGGCATGAGCATAATCCGCCCAAGGGAGAAGCTGAGGGATATGTCCCGAAATAGCTTTTTTAAATTGCAGCGCAATTCAAGAACATACGCAGCTACTCCAAGCGGGCAATCCAGCACGCTCGCAAATGCTCACATGCGCGAAAGCGTTAACGCCGTGCTGCACAACGTCATTTTGGCGGTGAATGTGAGCGGGTGCAGGAAATAAGGGGTTCGACATGGGTGATAAGCCTTACCCGTGGTCTGCGGATATCGAAGATGAAATATTCAATCGCATCGCAGAAGGTCAGGCCGTTCGCTCAATCTGCAAGGATGATTGGTTGCCGTCTGAGCGTACATTCTACAAGCGCCTGAGTGAAGACCCTGAATTCACGCAGCGATACGTGCGCGCGCGCGAAGCTCAAGCCGACGCCATCTTTGAGGAATGCCTATCCATTGCCGACAGCCAAGAGGGCGACGTGGTTATTGTGGACGGCAAGGAAAGCGTCAATCACGATGTTATCGCCCGCGCTAAATTGCGAATCGACACGCGCAAGTGGATGGCTGGAAAGCTGCGCCCAAAAGTTTACGGCGAAAAGCTGGACCTATCCAGTTCTGACGGCACGATGACGCCGCAAGCCATCACACGCACGGTTATTGACCCCAGGGGCGATGCAGACGCTTGACATCCCGACGCCACGTTGGGCCGTTCCGATACATGCAACCGAAACCGCAACGGGCGCACTTATCCGGTATATCGGCGTTTACGGCGGCAGGGGATCAGGGAAGAGCCACGAGATCGCGGGCCTTGTTGTCGAGGAAATGGTGGCAGACCCGGATTGCAGCGTTGTCTGCGTCCGTGAAATTCAAAAGAGCTTGGCACTGTCGGCAAAGAAGCTGATCGAGGCCAAGATCGAATCGTTCGGCGTCGGGCATTTGTTCGATGTTCTGAAAACCGAGATTAGACGCATCGGTGGCAAGGGGATTTGCATCTTTGTCGGGATGCAGGACCACACAGCGGACAGTGTGAAATCGCTTGAGGGATTTGACATCGCGTGGGTCGAGGAGGCGCAGAGCCTTTCGCAGCGCAGTATGGACCTGTTGCGCCCCACGATCCGCAAGGAACGGTCGCGGATATTCTTTAGCTGGAACCCACGACGACGCGGGGATGCGGTTGAGCGGCTGCTGCGTGGTCCGAAGGGGCCAAGGCCGGACGCAATCGTGGTCAAGGCGAACTATACCGACAATCCATTCCTGCCGGATACCCTGCGGAACGAAGCCAAGAACGATCTGGAAAACGATCCCGACGGCTATCCCCACACTTGGCTGGGCGAATACGAAAGCATGGGATCGAAGGTCGTCATTCCGGCGATGTGGGTTCAATCTGCAATCGGGCTAGCCGAAGACTTGGGGCTGGATATCACCGGCAAGAAATACGCGGCACTTGACGTTGCGGGCGGTGAAGACGGTGGCGACGAAAACGCGCTAGCAATCCGCAAGGGCATTGGCCTTCTAAGCGTCGAAGCATGGAACGGCTTAGACACGTCACTCACAACGAACAAGGCATCGGCCACAGCGAAGGCACAAGGCGTCTCTGAGGTCTATTACGACAGCATAGGGGTAGGTGAGGGCGTCACGGGTGAATGGGCGTCTATGGGGCGTCGTGGTGAACAACCCGACGGCATGAAGCTGCATCCGTGGGCAGGCGGCGCGTCCGTTCTGGACCCTGAAAAACGGATAGAGCCGGATAACCCGCAATCGCCGCTGAATAAAGATCAGTACCACAACATGAAAGCACAGGCTTGGTTTGGGCTTCGCAAGCGTTTCGAGAATGCACACAAGGCGCGGCGGGGCGTCCCGTATGATGCGGATATGCTGATCAGCCTGCCGCGTGACCTGCCTAACATTGGTCAGGTCGAAGAAGAATTGACCCAGCCGCAACACAAGACCAGCGCGACGGGCAAAACGATGGTGGATAAGCAGCCAGACGGCGCACGCTCACCAAACCTTGCCGACGCTATCGTTATGTCATTCTGGCCAGCGAGAATTGAACCGCCTCAAGTCGGCATGTTGCTAAAGAGTAGGCAGAGATGATGAATTACGGTCACATGCTTGCCAACGCCGCGCAGCGCAGTCTTGAAAAAATGTTTCCAACTCAGTTTGGCAGCACAAAGCACAATCATGCCAAGGACTATGGCTATCCAGAGTATTTGACGTTTGGCCACTTTCACCAAATGTACAAGCGCAACGGTCTGGCAAAAGCGGGCGTGAACCAAACGATCCTAAAGACATGGCAGGACAACCCCGCCGTTTGGGAGCAAAAAGACGACGACAAAAACGAAGAAACCGACATCGAAAAAGACATTCGACAGCGTTTCGAGTTGCTGCGGGTATGGCAGCGCACGGCAGAGGTTGACCGCCGTTCTATGGTAGGCGGCTATGCTGGTTTCATCATGCGCTTTGCCGACGATAAGGTGTTCAAAGAACCTGTTGACCGCGTAGGCGGCGGCCTTGACGGGCTAGTCGAGATCATCCCTGCATGGGCGGGGCAGCTAGAAGTTTCCGTGTGGGATACCGACGAGCGGTCGGAGACTTACGGCGAACCACTGATGTTCAGCTTCAACGAGGCGGCGGTCGGCAATGATGTGAACAAGACGCGGTCATTCGAGGTGCATCCTGACCGGGTGATTATCTGGTCAGAGGACGGCACGGTCCATCCTGACAGCGCGCTAGAAGCTGGATATAACGACCTTCTGGACCTTGAGAAAATCAGCGGCGCGGGCGGCGAGGGCTTTTGGAAGAACGCCAAGCGCGGCCTGACATTCGAGATCGACAAAGAAACTCAAATCCAAAACATGGCCGATATGATGGGTATCCCCATTGAGGAAGTCGCGGACAAACTTGGCGAAGCGGCGGACGAGTTCAACAAGGGTTTTGACAGTTCAATGCTTTTGCAGGGCATGAAGGTCGGCACGGTAGCGGTTTCCATGCCATCGCCGGAGCATTTTCACGCGGTATCCCTTATGGGGTTTGCGGCGTCTATTCCGGTTCCGGCTAAAATCCTTGTCGGGTCACAGACGGGCGAGCGGGCCAGCACCGAGGACGCCAAAACATGGGCGCAAACAAACATGGCGCGGCGGTCTGGCACGGTTATTCCAACGCTGCGTACCTTCATTGATAGGCTAGAGCGGTTCGGCATCTTGCCGGAGCGTGACTGGCACATTCAATGGACTGACCTTACGGAAAACAGCCAATCCGAAAAGGCTGAACTGGCAAACAAGATGGCCGACACAAACAGCAAGCTGCCAGACGATCCGGTCTATACCGTTTCCGAAATTCGCGCCGTGACGGGCCATGATGGCGACAATCCAGAAACAACGGAAGGCGATGAATAGGGTGGCTATGCCGCTCGAATTGAGGTGAAATAGTCAGGCCGGAAAGGTGTATCAGCACCAAGTCCGGCCCTAACCAGATTGATCGTGAAAGGATCTAAAATGGCTGATGAATTCAAACCATGTTCCGTAGTCGGGTGCAAGAAAAACGCACACTGGAGAGCGCGAGGCTCTAAAGGAATGTGCAGTGCGCATTACAAGCGACAGTGGAGATACGGAGACCCAAATGGCGGCACACATCGCGCCGATAACTCTGGCATATGCAGCATAGACGGATGTAGCTTCGACGCCAAAAGTTTGGGCATGTGTTCTCGACATTATCAGCGGTTCATTCGAAACGGTACGGCAGAAGGCGGGAATGCCCAGTGGGGAGAGCCGCAAAGATTTATAGACGAGGTTGCGACAAAGTATTCCGGCGATAGTTGCCTGACTTGGCCTTACTCTCGAAATGCCAACGGGTATGGGACAATATACGCTGAAAAGGGCGAAACAACGCTTGTTCATCGCAAAGTGTGTGGGGCCGTAAAAGGTCCACCGCCAGAACCTAATTGGATGGCGGTGCACTCATGTGGTCTAGGCCACGAAGGGTGCATAAGCCCTAGCCATTTGCGGTGGGCGACGGCGCAAGAAAACTCTGACGATAAGAAGCTGCACGGGACAAGCCGTATAAAGGCCCGTGGCGAGAGGCATCCGAAAGCAAAGTTAACGGCTGCGGACGTTAAGTGTATCCGTCGCGACCGTGGGCAAGAAAGCATAGCCATTGTTGCTGAGAAGTATGGCGTTAAGTCAGAGACAATAACG